AATTGTTGGATTTTCAACCCCACCTGTAGTTCTATTGATTACAACATAATCTGTTGCTAGTGCCGAAGAATTGTAAGTATCACCAGTAATTGACAATGATCCGCCACCTGATGATGTTCCTTCAACCGCTTTTGTAACAGTATACGTAGGATCTTCTGTTTGCTTAATTGCAAAGTATGGAAAATCAAATAACAATTGTTGTAGTTCTGCTTCATATAATAGTGCTTCTATTCTATAGGGTATAGAAGCAGTTATGGTTGCAGAACTATCAACTGTTAAACTATAATCATCAGTAATTCCGACTACTTTTCTTCTACCTACAGATGGATTGTTAAAGTAGATCCAATCTCCGATAGAGAGTTCGGTTGTAAACTTTGTTCCTGATCCTACTACTGCAGTAGATGATGTAGCTGTAATAGTACCTGATAGTTGAATATATTCAGGAGAAATATCAGCAGTAAATGCTACTCCAGCTGCGACGTTACCAATCTGTTTGACATTTCTAGCAAATGATTTACTAGGATTCATACTAATATCAAACAATGATAGTTTAAATACACCAGCAGTAGATGCGGCATTGCCTGAATCATATGTCAGATCACGCACACGAGCAGTACCAACCACATTAGCCGTAACTGCACCACGAGTAACAGTAAATGAATCATATAAATTTACTGTTCCGAAACTGGTTATACCTAAAGTAGCAGTAGCATTTGCAAATACGTTAGCAACTTTTATATAATTACCAACAGTAGTTGCAATGATATCATTAGTTACGGATGCGGTAGCTCTTGCTTTAGAAACAGGAATATACTCAGTAGAAATCTTTTCAATCTCATAACCCTGAACATAAGCTTTTCCTGGTTCTAAGCCAATTGCTAATTTAGATTCATCACCATTTAAATCTGCACTAAATACACCCTGATTATAAACAGGGTTTTCACTATAGAACCATTCAATAGAACCATCACTCACAGAACCACTAATATGTGTTGGTGCAGTAGAACCTGTAGTGCCAGAACCTAATGAAACATAAGAATTACCACTATAGGCAATAACATCACCTACGAGTATATTTGCTTTAGAAGCTGCCCATAAACCGCGATTATTATCACGATGTTCTCTAATTTGAATTCTAAAAGGTCTTACTGTATAATTACCAGATTCATCATATGTTCTACGTGCAAGTGTTTTCTCTAAAACAGAGTATTCCGTTCTATTTACAAGATTTTTAATAACACCAGATTCAATTCTAGAAAGTTCAATAAAATCTTGATCTAGAGTAGAAGTTAAAGAGAGTTTATCTAGAGCAATGGATATCTTATAACGATGAGCACCTGGTGCATTTTCATTATAAGAACCTTGAGCATTATCAACTAATGTAGAATCATCTTCCTCTGTAATAAAATCTTCTGTTACAGCTAAACCAATTCTATATGAAGGTGTACTACTATACTTGTCTAAGACAATACTTTGCGTATTGATTGAAACAAAGTTTCCTAAAACAAAGTAAACACCAGATTCTATCGATGCGATAGAACTATCTGTAACTGCATTAGAAGCGATTGTTGTAAGTGTTGATGCTGATCCTGCAATAGAAAGAGTTTCACCATTATCAAAAATTGTTTTTTGATTATTAGTTCCTGTTTTTAAAAACTTTACAATCAAAGTTGGTGAATCTAATCCTTCAGCATTTACCGCTTTAACAACAGATGCAACAACACCTGATGTATCACCAGTAACTAAAATGTTAGAACTTGCAAATGTTGTTTGCAGATTTAAAGCAGTTGCTTCTAATTTTACAGCTTTAACAGTTTGATCAATTGAAAGTTGCCCTGGAATAACCATGGCGCCTTCTTTAAAGAGATGGCGTCCAAATCTTTCAATTTGTTTCTGTAAAATTGTTTGTAATTGTGTTAGTTCTCTAGCTTGTACAGCAACACCTGGTTTGAACAAAACACGATGATAGCCCTTAGCTTCATCGTAATCATCGTAATATGGCTCTACGTTAAAATTTACTGTCATGGTTTCTCTTTTTTAGAATTCTAAAACAACATATAAGGATTCTACTTGATCGCTTGCTCTTGCAATTACATTACGATTATCTATATACATTATTTCACCTGAATTTTGAGCAATTGTTGCTGTTGCGTTTCCTGTAACCGTACCAATCGAATTGACACCTACACTAATGGTATCACCATTAACTATTTCTTTAAAGTTTGCAGCAATATTTGATGATGTTGTTCTTGTTTGAATATAATTTATAGAACTTGCAGAGTTGTTAAAACTAACAACTGTTGCATTTGCACCATTGCTACTTGTAATAGTTGCTCCTGGTAGCAATAACCCTGTATTAGTGGGTGATCCGATTGTTAAATTGCCATAATTTTTAAGTGTATCTGCACTTGCAATAGTAGTTGTACCAAATGTATAAGGATCTTTAATTAAACCCACCTGCCTAAATTTTGTATTATTAGGAATATCTGTGTCAGTTTGTTCTAATCTTATATTAACCATTGTGTAAACAGCACCTAGTTCATCAATTGAACTATAACCATGACCGTCTACTGGAGAAATGATAGGTTCAATTACAGCATTGCCTGTACTTGTAGTAATATTTGCAACAGTATAATTTGATCCAGGATTGATTACTACAATCTTTGTAACATTACCTGAGATTACATAAACGTTTGCCTGAGCGCCTGATCCATCACCAACTATAGTGAGTGAAGTGTTGTTTGCTAGTGCCCCACTTCCCACATTTGCAGATGCAATTCTATAAGCATAAATGCCTTTAGTATTTGCAGCATTTGTCGAAACCGCCGAATCTTCTTTTACAGGGATAAAGGTTGTAGTAGCAAACTTTAATACATTTGCAGTATCGATGTTATACATGTATTTCCATGTATAACCATCAGCAGTGTATACTAAGTTGTTTGCAGTTAAACCTGTTCCTGTTGGCTGTACTGTTGAGGAAAGTGCAGCATTTGAGTTATTCAAACACTTATAAACATCATAATTAGAATTTACGACAACAAATTTAGAGGCAAATAAGTTCGATGCTGCAGCAGCATCACTATATTGTGCGTAAACATTACCTGAAGACCAAGTATTTCTTGGTATAACATGTGTTATATCACTATCTGTAACTTTTTTCAGAGCAATCATGTTATCCCAAACATCAACTTGAGCACGATAAGTATCAACAGGAGTATCTGGTGAGCCTTCTACAGCCCAATCTGAGGGTTTACCCACAAATGCGTAAATCTTTGTATTTGCTGCTTCTGAAACAGCCTCCACAAATTGCTTAGCATTGTGAAGTCTCATATCTTTTGTAATAATGGCAGACATCTAAAAATCTCCAAAACTTTGTGTATTATTTATAACTCTATACTGTTTCTATAGAAATATAACTGGGTGGTGGAATATTGTGTGGTAAATAAGGAGTTTCAATAACTGTACCTATAACAATATCTTCGACATCTTTTACTTGTAAATTGTCATAATCAAATTTAAACTGTTCTAAAGTTCCAAATGTAGGTCCTATTCTATATCTGCTATCTCTAGATGCCTGTTGGTACACTGAAAGAATTACCTTGGTAGAAACAGCTGTAGGTATCTTTACTGATGTTGCCTCTGAAAGCAGTTTTAGTAATACGATGAATGTTTCGTAAACATTAGTTATACCAGCATAAACACCTGTAACTTCTTCTGGAGCAAGAGTAACGAAAACTTCACCAAACAATTCCATTCCAGCTGGATGTAAAATCTTTTTAACTAGTTCTTTCCAAAAGATAGAAGACTGTGTAGTTCTAATAACATACGAATAATCTTGATAGTAATAACTATCTTGAATCTTAATTCTTTCATCAGGTTGACCTTCTTTACCAGTATAGAAACCATAATAGTTACATAATGTTCCTATTGTTGGAACTAAGTTTGCTTGTTTACTGCTTAAAGAAAGATTGCCTGTTATAACATTAGCATTTGATAATCCAAATCTAAATTTTTTACTTGAAGGAACTGATATAACTGTATAAAGTCCATTATAACTACTAGAAAGATTTGAAGTGAATGCTACATTAATAGTATCATTTGCTGCTAAACCATGGTTTAGAGAGTTACCTGTGTTGTCAATTAATACAGCAGTAATAACATTAGATTCTAAAGTATACTTACCATTCTTTACTGTAGAAGGTATACTTATATTTGCAGTTGCTGTGCTATATTCGGCACCAAAATTTGCAACAGTAATTCTTTGTATTTTTCCACCATCATTTACTGCACCCACAGAACCAGAGAATGAATTACCAGTACCTGATACACTAAATCCTGTACCTACAGTATAACCATATCCGGGATCTACTATGTCAAACCCAGTGATTACATTTACAACTACAGCGGTTCCAGTAATATCTACATTACCTGTAGTTAAATTACCCACAGAAAATTGTACAGTTTCATTACCCTGAAATGTGCCTAAAATAGTATCAGATTCTAATTGTAGTTCAAAGATATCTTTACCTGGTACTTCAAAACCCAAATTTGTAACTCTATCCACTACTGCAGTAGAGCTTGATGATAATCCTGTAATAAGATTAGCACCAAAACTAGCTAGATCTACATTACCACCAGGTACATATACTTTTACAGTTTTTCTTTCAATCCATCTACCATCAGACGCCCGTAACATATCTTCTTTAGGATAGTAAAAGGTTATCTCATCATCAAAAAGAAGTCTAAACAATAATCGAATAGCAGCTTCGGATCCTTTTGTAGCGTAAATCTGACTTATTCTTTTTGCTATAGCTCTTTTACTTTCTGTTTGATTAACATCAGAAAATAGAACGCGAAAGTCATTGGGATTTTGATCAGAAAATATTGTTTTAGGTAGATCATACGCAAACTCTTGTAGAAACTTATCCACAAAAGTATCAATAGTTTCATCTATGTCTGCATAGGAGAGAGCATTTTGAATAACATATTGCGCTTCACCATTTTGTTCTAAGAATTCATAATAGGCTTGAATAAAAGCAACAAAGGTTTGATAGGGGCTACTACTTGTAGGATCAGAAATATCTACGCGCAAGAACTCAGGTAATTGATTGACTACCTGAGTTGATAATTTTTTTACTAAATTTGTATCCATTTACTTTGGAACTGCCTGTGTACTTACTGTGATACCTGCTAGTCTATTTGTTACATTATTTGCTGATTCGGTTTCTAATTTTATTATTTGATTTCTTGCTACTATAATATCTTGGGAATCTTTAGTAAGTTTAAAGTATAAATTCAATGTAGTTTGATCCACCAAAAAGCCAGTTACTGTTAAGTCTGTCAATTGAATCAAACCCGATTGATAAGAAATAAATCCAATGTTGTTATTTAACGTTGAATTATCATTAACACTATATATGAGTAATCTACCTCTATCCTCTGATTGCACAGAAACTGTACCCGAATCATTACCAGTTTGTTCTGATATTATTGTAAACTTTCTTAATGATTCGATAGTGTTGATAGTGTAGATTCCATCAATAGCAGAACCAGAAAAGTCTAGTGTTATAGTTTCACCTACAGTTAAACCATGTTCTTGTTCAAATGTACATGTAATCAACGCGCCTGATCTACGATAAGTGCCTGACAATTGAACAGTTGCAGCATCTGAAATATCTTTAATTCTAGCAGCATAAACAATATCTAGATAAGAATAGTAAAATTGTGTTGAGGAAAAGCTATTTTCCTCAATTTTATTACTTAGTTTAATCTTATTAGATATACCTACACCAAGAGTAGGATTCAATTTTTTCTGAACAGTAATTTCAGTAATGTTACCTATAATAGATTCGCGCGAGTCATCGATAGCTGCTAGTAATTTAGATAAAGCAAAATCTTGCTTAAAACTACCTAAGTTTTGTTGAAAATAGTTTTGTATTGCTATGTTAACTGCAGTTGATACATCAGTAGAACCCTCATTTGTAATATTCGGATTATACTTTACAACTGAGGAAACATTTAAATAAAATATATCTGGATCGACAAATGTAGGAGTTATTGCTAAAGATCTTTTTTCATTGATTGCAGTAACTATTGCATTTTTTCTAGTTGTAGTTAAAAATTGTGATGGCTTTGGTACAATTGAAATATAAACCTTTCCATATTGTGGAGGATCGTTGTCCTCACCACCCCAAACAGATACTGCATCAACGTAGTTATAATTTTTAGTTAAAAAGGATTCATAATCATATTTTGACACTAATCTGTTTTGTGCTGTTGCTGCCTTAGGAGCATTAAATCGTATTTCATCTATTGTCTCTGCAGTTTGACCATCTGTAGACTTTACTGCAGTTACAACAGTGACATCCGAATATGAAGTTGTACCATCAAACACTGCACCTGATAAAGCAAAAGTTTGTGTAATTTTATCAGAGATATTAGCATTAGGACCTGATGTTACTAAGTATTCAATAGTTACTTGATTGCCAGTAACTAGTTTAGTACCTAAAACACCATCACCAAAATAAATCTCAAATAGCCCTCTCACATTTTGATCTAAGTAGTATATAGTACTATTTTCAGTAACTTGTGTAATATCACCAGCAAAAAGAGTATATGTTGTGCTAGTTGTACTAGTTGAAGTATCCTGAACTGTGACACGAATAGTTGTAGTGTCTACATTTACGTTCGGGATTTCAAATTTTTCATTAGGACCTGGAGTAGATCCTACAGTAAATTTGTTCGCAACATAAGTGCCCTCAAACACATCTAAATTCTCAAAAGAATATATTCCACCTACAGGAACAATAGTTTGTGGTTCTGTGTTATAGAAAGTATAAGTTGTGCCACCGATTGTTGATGTGAAAGGTGTATATCTATTTACTGCGAGAGATGTGGGACTTCCAGTAACACCATTAACAGTAAGATTTAATTTTGCTGATGCAGCTCTAATAGATCTTGGAGTGTAATTTAACAGTTTAGCTAAAGATACAACTGATTCACGCTTTACAGCAGTATCTAAAAACAATTCATTTAATGCCATATTTGCATAGAAGGCATTATAATGTGTATTGTAAGCGAGAATATCTATTAGAACTGATAGACCTGATCCCTCAAAGTCATAGTCAGTGAATTCTGATTGCGCCTTAAGATAATTCTTTAGATTTTGTTTAATCGTATCAAAATCTAACTCTGTTACTCGTAAACTATTTGCCATTATTACCTTACTCTTGTTAGAAAGGTTGTTATTGTTACTGGTCTTTCACTGTTTATCACAGTAAACTCTACACTAATTGTAATCTCATTTGGATCACTAGTCTCCGCAACTCGAATATCTAATAATCTAGCCCTTGGCTCATATGTATTAATAGTAATTTCAATTGATCTTTTAATAAGTTCTGCTGTTATTGGTGTAAAATTTTCAAACAATAAATTATTGACTTGAGAGCCTATTTCTGGATGAAAAGGTCTTTCAAAGTTTTTTGTCAAAATTAAATTTTGAATAGATGCTTTTACGGCATCTTCATCTACTCTTTTAAGCACATCACCCGTTACAGGATGCACTCCAAAAGTTAAATTTAGATCCGAAAATGTACGTACTTTTCTATTTATAGTAGCCATACAAATATTTATCCTATATCTACATCAAGTGAACCAGTTATTATAGTACCTACAAAACATCCTGTAGTAGTGTCACCAATTCGAGCGACTCCAATTCCATTCACAAAATTTTTCACAGAAGCTGTAATTATAGTACCATAATGCCCACAATCAGTAAATACTTGATCTCCTAATCTTGCAACACCAAATCCATTAGATTTTGTATCAATTGAAGCACTTATAATTCTACCTTTAGTAGAGATAGGTGTTTCATGACAAAAGCAAGTACCAACAGCAGTGTCACCTAATCTAGCAATTCTCATACTGATACACAGACAAATACGCCAAGATTAGGAATAGGTGGAATACTTAGTAAAGTATTTCTAGCAGTTGCTAATGTACCAATAACCGCAGAAACGTTTTGATTATTTAATATATTGCCAATAAGTTTATTAGTAGTCATTGCAGCAATGTTTTGTAAAGCATAATCTGCTACCTGTAATCCAACACTTTGAAATTTTATATTTGATGGTATTCCAGTCAATGCTTCGCTTAAAGTATTACATGCTGCAGATAAAACGGCATTTAGTGCAGTTGATAGAGCGCTTGCTATCGTACTCATCACATTTGCTATAGCTGTAAATCCAGCGCTGATTATATCAAAAGCAGTTTCTATATAATTTAATAATAAGTTTAATCCTTCTTCTAGTAAGGAATTTAACTGATTAATAAGATTGTTAACATTAGTAAACAAAGTAGTTGCTGCATTCATAACATCTTTGAAAGCATTCTCGACAGCACTTTTTATACTAGAGTTTTCTAAAAAAGAATCCAATGAAGATAGTATAGAACACTGTCTTCCGAAATCTAAAGCTGTCTGAGTTATTAATGCCTCTAATGGAGTCAGAAATGCAGTAATACTAGCATTATTGGATAAAGTTATACAAACGTCTGCCATCTAAATCTCCGATTAAGCCAAATTTACAAATTTATTGCGAGCATACACTGCATGGTCTTTAAATGTTGCATATGGTAATGGTGCCTTTTGTCCTGATATATCAAATGCAATATGAATCCATGGCATTCTTGCTCCTCCACCATACTCTAACAATAGTTGTTTAAATGGTATGTTTTCAGCAATCCATTGTACTATTGTAAAGTAATCAGATGCAGAAGCTTTAGTGAATTGTATATCTGCCGCCATACCCAATCCATGATCTGCAGAAGTTCTTCCTGGTCTATCTAATCTAAAAGCATTAGTAATAATCATATCTGAGTATTGATCTTTAATTCTATCTAGACAATTTACAGATAAATTCTTCAGACTGCACACTATTTGTGCAGTCGATAAACCTCTTTGTGGAACAACTTTCTCTTTGACAACAATGGCTCTAGATGATAGTTGACCTAGATTATAGTATTTTGACAATTTTATGGTATCTGGAAAT